ACGTGAACCATTATCTACGACCATCTTCCCGTATATCTACCCGCGGGCTACCGAGCCGCCATTTTGCTCCCAAAGCGTTAGACTCAACCCTGATTGCAAAAGATCGGCCTCGCGTCCTTATATATAACTGTTTAGTGTACTCCTCTACTGGGGAGGCTTGTGTTCGAGTGGTCGTTCCTGCACCAGTATTGCCAAAATCTTCTCCCGGGAAATCCCGAGCTTTTACTGTAAACGTCGCTTGCGGAGTTGAGATAGCCGTTGAACCCGAAAAGCTGAGATCGGGAATAAGCCTGCGGATGTACGCAAATTTTTCCCCATCACCTAAATCAATCACCGCCGACTCGATGTATGAGTCCATCGGCGAGCCATCGGCATCATAACCAAACTCTTGGTTATATGTGTATCCGTTGTTATCTGTAGCGATAGGGAAGGGCCGTGTGCCGCGGTCCAACCACGCTGTTCTTTCAAGCGTACCAAAATACCACACTTTTTCTAGGTAATTATACACGACATATCTATCGTTTTGCTGAGACGCTGCTGACGGGTAGAACCAAAACACTTCGCTAAACTCGGAGTTTACCCCGCCATAAATTTTATCGCTTTGCTCTAGGTTAATGTCGTTAAATATTTTTTCTTTCACGGTGCACGGTAATTGGGCGGTCTGACCGGCGTAGACGTAAAAGTTGTCCAACCCCATCCAAAAGACATAGTCCTCCGTAGCTACGGCGGCATTTGGCCCGGCGATAGTAATGTTAGAGGCAAGCTGTTGCAGACCAAACACATAGGGAGCGCCAATAAAACGCATTGAGGTAAGCGCTGTATCTGTCCAAATCAAAATTTCGCGCTTTGTTTCAATTGCTCTTACAAAAGTTGATCCGGAACCAAGGCGCAAATCTCCTGCGCTATTCGTAGCTGTCGGCCACCAGTCTATCGCATTTTCTTGATCAGAAAACCGAATTAGAAGCGGGTCTTGTACCCCATCCCCTTGCGTAGCAGAAGAACTAGCACCTACCCCGTCACACCCAAAAGCTAAAACGTGGCGGTCTCGGTCAGACACCATAATCTGTTTACAAATTGTTGGTACGCTTGTTTTTACACCAGAAAGAGTAGAAAGCTCAACGGCGCGAGTGCCGGTTCCGGAGCTTTTGTCCCAGTAATATACACCCGCGTCACGGGGGTTAATCAACAAGTCTTCGCCAAAGTTGTCGTGTGACCATAGGCGGATTTGCGTTGTGGTTGTCAAACCGCCCGGAGCAGCGCTGCCCCAAGTACCCCGGCTCCACGAACCCGCGCCCCAGCCGGTTCCACCAACTTGAGAGTTCAAGCCGATATTGATTTGATACGCACCTACAACAGACGAGCCGCCGTTTCCCGTGTCTGAGGCGTTGGCTGTAACAGAAACCGTGATTTCGTAAACATTGTTGCTAGTAACGGATGTTACCTCATGCTCGGCGTTCAGGATAGCAGCGGTTACATTGCCGCCAAGACTTACAGCGCCGGAGAAAGTTACAAAGTCCCCAAGTACCGCTCCGTGGTTTAAGTCGGACACCACTATGGTTGAAGACCCGTTTGTCGCAGCAAAAGTCACGTCGCCCGCGGCGGTCGTGTCTCGAATAGGCGTTATGTCGTTATAAGTCCCGCCTTCTTCAACATAGTACTTTAGATGTGTTCCTAGCCCCAAAAAATCGGAGCCGTCTAAAGAAATCCAGTTATGAAGCGCCCGGCAAGAGCCCAGAAACGTGGAGCTAGAATATTTAGCCCAACCACCCATCTTCTCGGGGTAGCCAAGACGAAAGCGCACCTTGTCACCGTCACGCCAACCTCCCTCGTTTGAATATGAGGTAAGGTCTCTGACAATGCCGGGTCTAAATTGTAGCTTTGTTAATGGCATTATGTTTTTCTCCCGCCATAATAGTCAGACAAGCTAAGAGCGCCCGAGGTGGGAATGTTTGCGTTTACTGGTAAGTCTATACTAGCGTTATTATAAGTACTGCCGCCAACGTAAACGTATATTACCGCCCACCCAGAAGATGGGCCGGTGCCAACAGTCCTAATAACTTGACCAGAGCTTACGCTAAGAGTATCCGTGGCTGAAGTCGTGGTGTTGTAACCCACAGGTAGACTGTGCGTTCTAATCAAAACACCGTTGACGTACATGCTTACAGTGGCTGTTCCGCTTCCTTGTATATAATAACCAACATAATAATTATATGTACCAGTTTTATTGACAGTAAAGTTTCTGTCCATAGTAATGGTACTACCGTTATCGCCCCACAAAGCCTGCGTGTAAAGCCGATTAAAAGTGTTTATCTGTGGGTCGTAGCCGCTGATGGCAGGATATCTAGCATTAGGTGAATTGCTGCCACCAAGATTGCTAGCGGTTACCGCTTCTGAAACAGTGGATGGAACATTGCTTCCGTTTTTATAATACTCACTTAAAGCAATAGGGTTTGATCCACCAAACTCTGTTTGTATGTTAGCAAACGATAAAGCTCCAGAAGCCGGTAAGGTCATCCCTAGACTCCTGAGAAGGCTGTGATATCGTCTTCAACGTCTACGTTACCGGCTGGGGTTATACGCATCTTAACGTCTCCGCCGTAAGCAAAGGTCAGATTGTTACTGCCGTCCACACCAATTGTCCAACCAGAACCACCAGTCAGGGTAAGTGAGTTACCGAGACTAGATGAAGCGCTGGCAAAAGATAGGTTACCCGCACCGTCAGTAACCATAACCTGTGAAGCTGTTCCGTCTGCCGCAGGATAAGACAGGCCGTCTATAACCACACGACCAGAGGTGTCTGGTGTAATGGCGATATTGCCGCCAGATACACTAATAATAGACCGTCCATTAACATCAAGGTTGCCGCCAAGCTGCGGAGTCAGGTCGTTAACAACGTCTGTGCCGGGGGTCAGGCTTTTAAACACACCAGATGCACCGCCGCCATCACCCGTAACTGCTTGCGTTGTACCTGCTGCAATCTCGACGCCGTTAGACGTAGAATATGTCACGCCTTTGTAGATAACACGGCAGGCGGCATTTGTTTCATTGCGGATGGTGTAGAACTTTTCCTGATCGGTCGGCGTTACACGCAACTCGAAGGTAGCGCCCGGAGACCCTGTCAAAATAAGAACTGTGTTTGCGCCGTCACTAATCGAGCCATCGTTTGTTGTCAGGTCTTGACTACCAACAATAGCTATCTGCGCCTGTCCGTGCAGCGCCTGATCAATGATGTCAAAGTTGGTATTGGCTGTAGTTCCCCAAGTACCCGACTGTTCGCCGGAACCGGGTTTTTCAATACCAGTGTTAGAAGTATAGGTACTAGGCATTTACACCACCTTATTTGTCCACGTTGCTATTGTAGCACCCGCATTAATATCTGTCCACGTTCCACCCGCTGGCACAATCTGTACCCAGTTTTCTTGTGGGGAGTAGGTCGGGCCTCCTGTCCACACATCCCAATATAAGCGCCCCTCAGTTGTCTGGATAAACGCTGCATCAACCTGCGCTGGGCCAGAAAGAATAACCTTACCACCTGCGCTGGCCTGCACAAACACAGCTTCAATAGAAGCAGGATTGTTTGTTATTACCCCAGCCAGCAGAGACTGAATGAACTCGGCGCTCATCTCAGGAATGCCAGAGTATACCATATTTGCGCTGACAGATTCAGTAAAGTTTGCGTCCTGATCAGATATGCCAGAAACAATTGCAAGACCAGCGCTGTCTTGAATGAACTGAGCATCTTGGTCGGATATACCACGAGCTACATAAAGGGCATTCGTTGCCTGAACCGCTGTAACAACCTGCGCTGAGACGCCAGTAGCAAAACGGGTAAGGGCGCTGCTTTGTGTAAACTCTAATGTGGCATCAATAAGGCCGGTTAGAATACCGCTGCCCACGGACAGCTTGATGGCAATGGCGCTCATCTCCGCTGCATCAACGCCAATATATGTGGCTGCTTGACCTAGTGTAAAGTTGGCATCAGCGGTGGCTGAACCCAGCGTTAAGATGCTGTGATCTGCAATAGCCCTTTCTGATAGCGCCAACTCACCAAACATCAGTCAGCATCCGCTATAGTCAACTCGCCAGCTTCTACCTGACGCATAATCTCAGCATAATGACGGTTGGCTGGCTCTACTGGGACTAACATTTCTGTGCCGTCAATATTTGCTTTAATCATTTCACCGTCTTCAGTTTGATATTGGGCTGATGTAATGTTCATACTTTCCATTTTACAACTCCGCGTCCGCTACCCAATGCCCTCTTACATGAATAGTAGTTTGGTCTACGGCCTGTTGGTCCCCATAAAAACCAAACTCACTTATTCCACTTGGACCAATGCCTGCCGATTGGCTAATATCCGAGCCAGTTAGCGAAGAGTAAATCCAATTACCAGAGCTATTTCCATATTTTATCATTGTAGGAGCCGCTCTTTTTGCCACCACAAAGCTACAAGAAGTAGACATTGAATTTCTGTTTCGAGATATGCCTCCAAACACACCTGAGTTGGTAGCCATAGTGGTTGAGTCTGAACCGTTTGTGGGAGCTGTGCTAAGTGGAAATGATTTCTCATAATACCGCTGACACCTCTGCAACTCATCGCCAAAGCTGCGGTGTTCAAACGGCGTGGCTGTCTCGCCTGCCTCAAGCTGGACGCCTGTGATGTAGAAGTCATTGCTAGTGCTATCAAAAAAGTTAACTTGTCCTACTGCTTGATTTGCGGTGACACCTGCTTCCCAAGAAGTAGCTAATGTGCCTGAAGTATAACTTGTTCCTGCGCCAAGATTCCAACGCAAGGTAAAAGAAGAATTGTTGTCGTTATCCAATGCTCCTGTAGTATCACCTTCAAAAGTGATTGTTTTATATTCCCAAGTGTCAGCCGAAGAAATGCTGTATGTTTTTGAAATGTTTCTGTTATTATCGTCATCAAAAAGTCCGAGAATATATGTTCCTATTTTCGTGGACCGAACCCAAAACGAAGCAGTGACAGACTTGGCGTTAGAAGTGCCTTTTGCTAGTTGCTGTAAATCCTGACCTTCAATTTTCTGGTCAATCAAATATAAGTCATTACTATCAAGTGAACTGTCAACTGTAGTGACATCTACCCTTAATGAGTTTGCAAACCCCTGACCTGTCGGCACTGTGCTAGTTTGACTGAAAGTGGCCGCACCCGCACCTCGTGCAAAACAACGATAGCGGTCTACACAACGCACAACGGAACCACTAGACGAGGCAACACTCGTCCCCCGCTGTGCCACCTGCATCGCACCATTGATGATGAGGTTTTTGTTTGCCTGAAACGCCCCATCAGCAATATCGGCAGTGGTTATCTGCGTTCCAGTACCAAGTAGGTTTGCTAGATTTCGGGCGTTGCTCATTTACTTACTCCGGCTTTGTAGGCCACACTACATCGTCAAGCGAGGTGTAGCTGTCAGTGATGTCACGCAGTGCCTGACGGTATGCTGTACGCTCGGCGCTCATTGTAAGGTCGGACGATGCCCACCAGTCGGTAGCCGCAATCATGCGGTCACGCTCGGCGCGTAACAGCTTCAAAGGCTCCGCTGCATTAAGCTCGGTTAGCTTTGCG